CACCAGCACAAGTGGACCCCAGGAAGCGCGCTACTTCCCGACCGGCGTGACAAGCTGGCGGCGGACGCCTACCAGGCCATTGCGGACTTTGAAGCGGGCAAGGGAACCGGCGAGAGCAGGCAGGCGTTGGTCTACCTGCTGCAAGTCGTCGGCGTGGCGGCGCAGCGCAAGGAAGTCCCGCGCCAGATCAAGCTGGCGATCAGGGCCGGCCAGCACGCGCTGATCGAGGCCGACAAGCGGTATCTGGTCCTCAACACTTGGGGCTTGACGCTCGAGGGAATGGCGGCCGTTCGCCAGGCGGTCAAGGCAGCCGACGTGGTGTTGCGCCGGGTCGAGACGGGCATCGTCGGCAAGGCCATCGTCAAGGTGCGCGATCTGGCCCAGGCTGAGCAGCCGTGAGAAGGCTCAGGCTGTTCGGATACATCGAAGGCGGCAAGTTCAAGATCGGATGGAAACACCAGCCGGCCGGGAAGACGGCACGCCTACGGGCGCACCACATCAGGGAGAGATCAACGCGCGGAGATGTACCGTTGCATTTTCTGCAACGGTTGAGGCGACGAATAAAGTCATCGCAGCGGCAACCCAGGTAAGGAAGCCGTCGCATTGCCCATCACCGCGGCGACAATGCGGCGAATCTCCGGCCGGTGCGCATCAAGGCTGGCCTGAGTCCCGAGCAGCGCCAGAAGCACCTGAATCATGGCCGGCGACTGCGCCAGCATGAGCGCGATCCCCTTGCCGTTGTCGGGCAGTTCATCGTTCATTTTGCACACCTCGCGGCCGTTTTCGTCGACCAGCAGGTACAGCGGCGAGTCGGCGGGCGGCAGGGCTTTCACGGTGAATTTCATGGATCAATCCTCGGAGTGGAAAACGAACCCTTGCTGGGCAACACGGCCAGCATGTAGGGCAGCATAAGCCGGATTGAGCTCGCAGCCGATCCACTGGCGGCCAAGTCGCTGCGCGACTTGGCCTGTGGTACCGCTGCCGAAGAATGGATCAAGTACGATATCGCCCGGCCGGCTGCCGGCGATGATGCACGGCTCGATCAGCGCGGGCGGGAAGGTCGCAAAGTGCGCGCAGTTGTATGGCACCGTAGGCACGGTCCAGACGCTGCGGCGGTTGCGCGTTGCCGTGTCCCACTCGCTTTCGTCGCGGTCGGGCCGGTGCGTTCCCGCCGTCTGGCCGGGTATCACTTCGGCCCGCTTGCTATCCTCGCGCTTGAAGCTGTCGCGCTTTTGCCTGTCACGCCCACGCTCATCGCGGTCGGTACCATGCCCAAATCCGACACCGGTGGCGCCCAATGGAACCACCCAGGAGGCTGGCTCCTGGAAGGCGGCAAAGTCGAAGAAATACCGCTCGCTCTTGGCCAGCATGAACAGGTACTCGTGCGCCTTGGTGCAGCGATCTCGCACCGACTCTGGCATCGGGTTCGGCTTTGACCATATGACATCCTGCCGGAGATACCAGCCGTCGGCTTGGAGCGCCAAAGCGACACGCCATGGCAGTCCAAGCAGGTCTTTCGGCTTGAGCGAATCCGGCGCTTTGCGTCGCTTGTCCATGTGTCCGCCGACAGAAGTTCCGCGGTTGGTGAGTTGTTTGCCGCTTCCGGCGCCCATGCCTCCAGCAGCGTAGGCATCGCCCAGGTTGACCCAGCACGTTCCATCGTCAGCCAACAGCGCGCGCACAAGCCGGAAGATGGCGACTTCGTGGGCAACCCAGCTCCAGATGTCAGGTTCCAGCCCGTGCACAGCCGTCATCGCTGGGATCGTCATGGTGGGCAGCCCGGCCATTGGTGAGAACGTCACAGCCTCCCATTCCACTGGCGCGATTCCGTAGTCACGCAATCCCCAATACGGCGGTGAGGTCACGCATATCTGAACCTTCACGCCCTGGGCTATCAGATCTCGCATGGTGTCAACGCAATGGCCGATGATGGCCTGAGAGACGAATGGGATCACGGCGCGGCTTCCTCCAGGTATTTTGAGCGGGTACACATACATCCTGGCACATAATACCGCGAAGATAAAGAACTAATCGCCGATTGATACTTACCACGGAGAAAAGGTCTAAGATTCAGGCACGTACACCGGAGCGCAGAACATGGAGTGGTCGAACAGGATCGTCGGCGAGGGGCAGGAAAGCCCGGAGCAACTGCTTGCCAATCCCGAAAACTACAGGCGTCATCCGAAAGAGCAGATCGAGGCGCTGGAAGGCGTCCTAGATGAGGTCGGCTGGGTCCAGCGCATCATCGTCAACAAGGCGACCGGCCACCTGATCGACGGGCACGCACGGGTGGAACTGGCGATGCGGGCCATGAATATGTTCCGCGCCAGCCGCAAACTGGCGAAGGGTCACCAGAATATGCTGGTGTTTGCCAAAGGCCAGCCCGAGGCCAAGCCGCTGGAGGCGCTGGCCGACGCCATCGCGGCGCAGTTCGAAGACCAGCGGACGATGATCGACGCCTACGCCAAAGTGCTGGTGTTCAGCAAGGGCGACCCAAAGACAGCAGCCAGCGAGTTCGGGCCAGTGGCAGTGATCGACCCGGAAGGAAACGCCAATGGATGATCAACCGAAACCCAAACCCAGGCCCGAGGAACGGCTACAGAACAGCACCTACAACCAGGCGAAGCGGCTGAAATCGGCGGAAACGCGGATGAAGTGCGTCCAACTTCGGAAGATGGCGCTTACGTACCAGGAAATCGGCGATCAGCTTGGCATCAGCCGGCAGGACGCGCACAAGCACTGCACGAATGCGCTGGAGGCCTTCAACGTCCAGACAGAGGAAGAAGTCCACGAGTGGAAAACGCTGACGCTGGCCAGGACCGAGACAGCAATGCGCGCGCTGATTCCAAAAGTCCAGCAGGGCCACCTGGGTTCCATCGCGGCCATGACGCGAGTCATGGAGCGCCAGGCCAAGCTGCTCGGCATGGATGCCCCGACCAAGGTCGCGCCGACCAACCCGGACGGCACGACGGCCTGGGAAGGCGCCGGGCTCGCTTGTCTGCTAAAGCCAGGCGAGTAGATGGCATCGACCGGCGAACTGCTCGCCAGAAACGCCGAAGCCCAGGCCCAGGCGCTCGACGCCTATGCGAAGTTGCGGAAGCTGTGGGCCAATAACCCGGAGCGATACGTCCGGCAGCGGCTGAATATGCGGCCGACCTGGCAACAGCGCCAGGCGCTCGAAGCGATCCGCGAGGACGGCGCAAAGGTCAGCATTCGCAGCGGCCACGGTATTGGAAAATCGGGCATTGCCGCTGGAATAATACTTTGGTTTTTGGAAACCAGGGACTTCCCAAAAATTCCATGCACCGCCCCGACCAGCCACCAGCTACGCGACGTGCTATGGGCAGAAATTAGCAAGTGGATCAGGACCAGCGACGCCCACGGCGCCAAGACGGGTGTGCCGCGGAGGCTATGGTTGTCGACCATCTTCACAATCACGAACGACCGCATCTATGACCCGTCGGCCAAAGGCGAGTGGTTCGCTACTGCCAGGACCGCCACGAAAGACAACCCTGACGCGCTCCAAGGATTCCACGCCTCGGACCTGATGATCAGCGAAGACGGAATGACCGTCGAAGAACACGGCGAAGGCGGGCAACTGCTGTTCGTGGTGGACGAAGCAAGCGCGGTCCCGGATCAGGTGTTCATCGTCGCGGAAGGCGCGCTGGCGAGCCCGGACAGCCGGCTGATCATGCTGGCGAACCCGACACGCAACAGCGGATATTTCGCGGACAGCCAAAAGCGCAACCGGAGCGGGTATACAACCCTGCACTTCAAGTCGGCCGACAGTCCACTTGTGGACCCGAGCTACAGGCAGCAACTGGTGGCGAAGTGGGGAGATGGCAGCAACATCGTCAGGGTCCGGGCCGATGGCGAGTTTCCAAAGCAGGACGATGACGTGCTGATATCGCTCGAGGTAGCCGAACCGGCGCTCCAGCGCGAGAAGCACGCGCACCCGGACGCGCGGCGGCGGCTGGGGATCGACGTGGCGCGGTACGGCAACGATCGGACGGTCTACATCGTGCGCGCCGACTGCGACATCCTGGCCATCAAGATCACCGCCAAGAAATCGACCATGGAAACGGTAGGCACCGCGGTAGAAATGCGCCGCGAGTACCGGTGCGACGAAATTTGCCCGGACGTGATCGGCGTCGGCGCCGGCGTGGTCGATCGGCTGATCGAGCTCCAACAACCTGTCGTGCCAGTCAACGCCGCGGAGCGGGCGCCCAGCCGACACCGGGCGCGCTGGGACGGCGACAAGGACACCGGCAAGCGCCACGACGCCGACGGGAAAATCATGCGGGATTACCTCTGGCTCGAAATGGCGGATTGGTGGGAGAACTCTGAACCCAGCTTGATCGACGCCCAGAGCGACGCGGCCGAGGATCTGGTCGGGGAAGTCACCAGCGTGCGCTATGGGCTGGACAGCGACGGCCGGATCGTCATCGAGAGCAAGGATAAGATCAAAGGCCGGATCGGATTCAGCCCAGACTTGGCCGACGCCCTGGCATGCACCTTCGTACCGGGAGCCGTCGATGAAGGCTTCGCGGTCGCAGGGAGCAGGGAGTTTTGATGTTTCGCCCGAATTGGCCGAACCTCCCCGAGAAAAGCCTATATTGCGTGCGAGAAGCCACCATCATTCTGACGGAAATGCTCAAAATCAGCGAGAGCGCGGCGCGATGCCGAATCTACCGGGCCATCCACGGCGGCAACATCGAGTCGAAGCGGATCGTCGGCGTAACCAGGGTGACGCAAGAAGCGTTGATTGATCTACTCGAAGGCGACCTATGAGCGAGAAACCCGCAGCAGGCACAAGCCAGAAACCGGAAGTCGCGCAGCTATTCCAGCCGCACGCCATCGACATGTTTGCCGAGTTGCTCATGCAGATGCCCGACCCGGACACGGTGATGGAACAAGTCGGGCTCACCAGGGCGGACCTCCGGCGCCTGGAATCCGACGATGAAATCACGACCGCTTTGGAAACGCGCAGCGCCGCGATTAAGGCAACGCCATGGACGCTGGAGCCGGGCACCGGGCGCGACTACGACCTGATACAGCCCCAGATGGAGAAGTACTTCGACATCATCACGGATGCGGCATGGGCGGCAGTGCCCTATGGCTACTCGGTGATGGAAGTCATCTACAAGCGGGAAGGCGCCAATATCGTCTGGGACAAGATCGAGGAAAGGCCATTCGAGTGGTTCGAGCCGAGAGCGGATGGTCAACTACGGTTCTTTCCCAACAACTCCATCGCCGGCAGCGCGGTCGCGGTATCGGTCGGCGTCTGTGTGGACGTGAACGAAAAATGGCCCGGCCAGTTCTTCCTGACC